TTCTCTTTCTGAAACTCGTTTAATTCATTCTGAATATCTAACTGATATTGATTTAATTCGGTTTGTCTTAACGTAATCCACTTGTCGAGATTCGTTTTATACTGCTGGACTTCTTTATTTATGTTTTGTGAATATCCCTCTAAGTCAGACGAATATTTCTGCAACGTATCTCTGTAAAGGCTTATCGAAGCGTTTAGTGTTTGAACTTCGTTTTGGATACTCAAATCCGTAATCTTACTTGCCTGATTGTTTAATCTTTCCTGATCGAACTCGGCATTTTTAATCGCAGTCTGAACCGTTGAACGGTAGACCTCTAATTCTTTGTTAAACTTGTTTTGTGCGTTGCTAATGTCTTGGTTAAACTGCGATATTAAAGCGTTCTGCTTTGAAATCTCTACCTGTGCTTTATCGAGGTCTTCGTCTGTCGCTATGTAAGTTGTGGCGCTTGACGAATTAAAAGAACTCGCCGGTTGTGTGTAGGTCGGGGCTGTTCCGAGACTTCCTACTGTCGTTGCGCTAAAGACTCCCAAAACCGCATCGGTATAAGAGTAAGACGGTAAACTTGGGGGAGTGGGCGCTACCGCTCCAAGGGCAAAATTAGCGGGTGCTGTTGATAAAGTAATTGTCGGTTTTGTATAAGTTGGAGCCGTACCTAAACTTCCAATCGTGGTAGAAGTATAAGTCCCCAAAACTGCGTCAGAATAAGAATAATCGGGAGCAGTCGGCGTTGTGGGGGGCGTTGAAGATATAGTCAAATCTGACGGCGCACTTGTTAATGTGATTGTAGGCTTCGTATAAGTTGGAGATGTGCCTAAACTTCCTATTGTAGTAGAAGTATAAGTTCCTAAAACCGCATCAGTGTAAGTGTATGACGAATCAGCCGGCGCTGTCGGAGCAGTGGGGGCTGAATAGCTTAAAGCATTTAGAGCGTCCTTGCCTGCGTTAATCTGACTCATACATCCCTGTATGACTGCGTATAAAACTACCGCCTGATCTAACTCCATCGGAAAGTTTGATATTGTAGAATCACCATAGGCTACCGTAGGGTAAGCCATTGCTACAATCGTTCCGCCTCCGGGTAAGACGTAACCCTTAGAGTTCTCAATGTAAAAAGACGGATCAGTAGTTGTGGCTTCATAAATCGAACCGTTAGACGGCACAACAAACAGGGTACAACTTGTACCCCCTGATGGGGCTACGGTTGTTGTTTTAACGCCTTGAGTAAAAGCACTTCCTGCGGTTGTAATCTCAACTGAAGTTACAACTCCTGCGTTTACACCTGTTACGGTACAAGTTCCAGCCGTTCCCTGACTTAAAGTTAAGACATCGTTTAGAGCATAACCCGAACCTCCCGAAACTATCGCTACGGTAGAAATCGCACCTGTGGCTAAGGCTTGAGTCTTTAGCCCTGCGTCAATTCTTGAAGCTCTGTAACCACCTTTATGCGCTCTTACAACTCTGTGCGAACTTACAGTAACTCCTGATCCCGCATCGGATAAATTAGCGCAATACTCGTCTATCTTTTCGGGGCGTATCAAGTCAACAAGATACTTCGCTCCCGCCGTTAGATTCTCCGTTAATCCGGTAGTCTCTGTGTATGCCGAACCAAGATATAGTTGAACCCTTGCTTGAAATGTAGCCATAACTCTCTCTCTTAAAAGTGGGGGCATTTCTGCCCCCGTTATCTTACTGGATTATAGTAAACGACACCGTAGCAGCGTCCTGTAACCCTGCTGTCATATCCACGTTTATAATGTAATACGGATAAGACGGAATTAATACAAGATTCAAGGTTGTGGAATTAGTAACCTCTGTGAATGTACCGGAGAGTCCGGGGAATACATGAGTTACCTGTGTTGCGCCTGCGTCAATATCTCCAGATAAGGCTTTTACCAATACGCATCCTGTTCCTGCGTCTGCCGTAGCAAGAGAACAAGTATCGGTATAGCCTCCCCAAATATCAACAGCAGAAGCACCTGCGGCAGTCAGGTCTTCGTTAGCGTAGACAATCAAAGAGAATGGTTTTGATGTATCTAACGCTTTAGAAGTTCTAACTGTCATTAAGTCGGCATCGTCCGTTCCGGCTACCGTACAGGTAGAAACGAGTTTGCCATTTACGGTTTTGTCAGTCCAAGCTGATTGTGTTAAGCTCATAACCGTCTCCTTATGTTAAGCTGATTAGTGCGTGTGTCTTGATGTGTGTTAAACCAAGACCTGCATCAGAGAATAATAAATCCTTACGGCCATCATAAGCGTTATCAGTCTTGATGTTAGTTTTGTATTCTGTCGGACGATATTCCATATATTTAACATATCTATCGTCAACAACTACCATCTTGTTAGCGTATTCATATTTCAATGAATCTGATTTTGTAAGTTTAAGGTCACCGTTAGGGGTGGTCAATGCACGAACATTAAGTCCGAAACTGTCCCTGCCCTGCGGAGCGAATTGAACTGTCCAGTTATCGTTGATTCCTTTGCCTCTTGCGTAGGTCAGTTTTGACCAGAACGAATAAGCACTGATTCCCGATACCGCATAGAGTTCGCCGTTCGGAGGATAATACTGGAATAACTTCTCCGACATATCGACAAATTCATCGTAAGTTAAAGATGCTTTTGCCAACGACCAGATATTCTGGAATTGACCGCTTGAAGCACCGTATTTGTTGATTGCGGTGATAATACCCATTGTTGATCTTACTACCTTACCTGTATCGCCTGTTAGAGCATCGTGGTAAGAGAATGTGTCGCCTGCTGTAAGATTTGAGCCTGCGGGATTTTCGCCTTTTAGGAAAGCGCCGTCAATGTTAAGTTTATGAGCTTTTGTGTATTCGGCAACGAGTCTCATAAATTCGTTGTTGTCGCCACGAAGAGCCGCATAAAGAATTTCACCCTCTAACTGAATGGATGTTTTGAACTGCTGGCACTGTCCGAAGACTACTGCGAGTTCGGATGCGATTGCGTCCGGTGCTTCGCTGCCGTCTTCCTGTGCATTTGAGTATTCAACCAAGACGTCATTATCTACGATACTGATTGCGGTTGTTCCGAAGTTTTTAACTTTTATGCTTGAAGACGAAGTGTCGTCTGTTAATAGAACACGGCCTTTCAAAGTCGTTAGGGTTGTGTCCCATACTTCATAAGCTTTGTGAACAAATGAAGCGTCTATTGTGGTTGTCGAGCCGTAACCTGTGATGTTATCGACATCGAGTTCATTTGATTCTGCGGATGCTCCGCTTGAAGCTGCGGCGATTGTTTCTGTTTCGCCGTTGATTATCATATAACGTCTCATGTATGTATTTTCATACTGAAACTGTTTGAACACGGGGTCTTTTAACCCGCCCATTCTGTTCTTTAATGCAAGCCATAGAAACGGCGTTTCATCTTTGAACAGCTCTGAGAATTGCTCTGGTTGAATGTAAAACTGCCGGCGATCTCCGCCCATTACAGCCGACATCCCGCCAGTTGCGAGCGTTTTTACTGTTGCGTCTGCCATATTATTCCTCTAAAATTATAGTCTGAATTTTTGTGCTGTTTTTAATACTTCTTTTCCGAAATCAAAATCATCCGGGGGAGCCTGTGAACCCATCACTCCCGGAGGTGCTACATATTGCGCCTGTCGTTGACCGTTACGATTAAATTGGTCAACCTTTGCCTGCGCCTGCGGATTTAACTTGCCTTTCTTAAAGTGATGGAAGTCTACAACATCTTTCAAGAACTCCTGATCGTTCTTTGGCGTTGTAAATTCTGTCCATATTTCTTTGGCTTCACTAACGTCAACTCCGCCTACTCTTTGAATTTCTCCCAACATCTTTGCCTGATATTCCAACTCCGCTTGGGACTTTAATTGAACCTCTTTTTCAGACTCAATTTGTCCCTTGAAAGTCATTAATTCGTTCTCCCGGTATAAATCATAGGCGTCTTTCTGGGCGTAGTAGTCTTCCTTTTCACGCTCAAATTTATATGATACACTATCGGGGTTTGTTACAGCCTCGGTAGGATCATAGTCCTTTGGTCGGGTTGGGAATACGGGTCTTGTAGGTATTGGTTTCGGTTCAGGTTTTACCTCTTGAGGTTTCTGAACTCCTTTAACCATCTCCCGCAATTCTTTTAGTTCCCGTTCTTTTTTACTATCCCTTGCTTGGAAAAATTTGTATGACTTGGGGTTGTCGGTGTCTCTTAATTTTATCGGAGTCCCGTCAGGGTGGCTGCCGATAACTTCATCAAGATTTAACTCAACTCTTTCCCCGTCTACAATTATAAATTCATTTTGAACTTCTTGTACTGCTGGTTGCACTACATCTTGTGGTGCGGTTTCCGGTACGTTTACCGCTTCTGACTTTGAACCTTGCTGTGTTAATACGCTTGAAAAGTCTAAACTTTCCGCATTAACTTGCCCTGTTTGGGTGTCTTCCATTGTGTTCTCCTTTTTGTGGGTGCTTTCGCTTGCCCGTTTATGATTCTGTTACTGTTACAAATCCGTGTGCGCTTAAATTACCGTGAACTCTCGCAGGCCCATTGTTGACACAAGTTATTAACGCAGTTCCCATTACATAGTTGCCAACATACTGAATCATTCCAGCCACGCAATTATCGTCAATCGCCGTTAGGCATCCACGCCCTAAGTCTCCGATAACATTATTCTTGAAGACAGTATTGTCGGCTGCTGTTCCGTTTTGTCCCGTTGAACAAGTGTCGTCTATCAGTACGCCAGCCGTTGTTCCGTGAATATAATTGCCCTCAATTCTATTAGAGTCAAAGTTCGTTCCCTGAACGTGAAATCCTACTGCTGCGATTACGTTTCCGTTCCCTGTCCAGTGATTATCAACTATTACGTTACCGCCACTGGCCCCCGAAAATCTTAATCCACCCGTAGATGCGTGAGTCGATGTTTGGAACGTACATCCTTTGATCGTCGATCTGAATAGATTAACAAAATCGGCGCAATAATAATTTCCGCCGGAAATAAACTGAAGATTGTATAACCCCAATCCTCTCGCCGTTCCAGCTATTCCATCCGCACCGTCTGCCCCGATTCTCGCAATACCGGAACCGTTACCGTTAGAAACAGCCCCTACGCCGATAATATCACAAAAACTTGGGAGCGCCGCTACTGCGGCATAAGCCGTTCCCGTGCCCTGAACATAAATTCTATTCTTTAGGTTATGATTAGTTAAAGTCGCGCCACCCCACGAAGCGAGTCTTGCCACCTCCGAAAGAGTAATCGCTTGGTTTACTTCCGCTACAGCCGTTTCCCAAGTTAGTCCATCGTTGGCGTCGTCCCCCTCAATATTATTAACGTAATAGTCTATCCCGCTAATGTTATAGGGGACTAAATGAATTTGATCGTTCTCATCCGTCATCAAAAAACTATAAGCATTTGTCGGGTTGACGTCCTCAATGCTTGCGTTTGGAAGATGATTTAGATTGCTTAATAATTGTCCTCTGTTCATTTTTATGCCTCAACTTTTTTTGATTGTTTTTTTACTTCATCTTGAATCCTCATTGTCCCTAAATGGGCGCTTGCTTTTAGTTCTGCGCTTATGGGCGCAAGGTCGGCTTTGAATTTCTCGGTAGCTACTCTTTGGTTTAAGTTGGAGATTTCTCTCTGGCTTGTCTGTGCGTCGCCCTCAAGTTCCTTTATGCGTCCCTGTAACTGCTGAATCATCTGCTGTGCCTGATTGATAATGTTTTCGCCTTCGATAATTTCATCCACGTCAGGCTCATCCATATCCCTTATGATCCAAGTCGGGTTCTTGAGAAGCCCTATTTCATACATACGCATTTTTTCTTCACGTCTCTGGAATCTGTTTATCGGAGCCATTGATCCGCTTACTACTTGAATGTCAAACTTCGTGGCAAGAGTATCGTTCAGAATTTCCAAGATTTCGCCGTCTTCGTTTTTTACGGGTTGGTTTAAGGTTACTTCTTTATCTTTCCCCCCGTGATTAGGTTTTACTATTCTAAAGATTTTCTGCTGATCGTAAACCAAAGGAATCATTTCAGAAATAACTTTTCCTAATTTATTCAACCCGCTTTCTAAAACTCTTTTCTTTGAAGCGGTTCTTCTCTGCATCATTTCGTCTATCTGGAAAGTTCCCTTAGCTGTTTGAGGGGCTTGAGAAGCGTCCCCGTCCTGAAAACTATAAGCGCCGATTACTCTTTGAATCTGTCTTATTAAATTCTCTCTCTGCTGGTATAAAGCACTTGACATTTGAGTCAACTGAATAACAAAGGGAACTTTCTCTACATCCATATCCATATCGTAGACGTTGAATCCCGCCTTGCCTCCGGTCTTCTCTAAATCTTTTTTAAGTGTTCCGCCTTTTTGAACGAATAACTTTACGTTTGTAATGTTCTGATTGTAAGTAATAATTAAATTGTCAATCTTGTTTAACAGCTCTTCCAAAGACTTAGTTAGAGCTATATCTCCCATAGGGAAAGGATTTCTTGAGTGATGAAGCATTACTAAAATTATGGGATCGCTTTCGATCTCCATTACATAGTTAGCAATTACTTTATTGCCTATCGAGAAAACTCTTTTAATTCTATCCACAAACGGAGAGTTGTATTTCAGTAGTCCCTGTCTCAATAAGTCGCCTTTGCTAACTACTTGTAATTGTCTTGTTGTGTTCGGAATCGTATAAGGATTTCTTGCGTCTTCTACGCCTGAGTTTAATACCGGCTGTTGGGTCTGCGGGTCTAATACCATATGATAGGTATTCCCGTAAGTCCTGATAATGTTAAAGTAAAACTCTACGTCTGAATTTTTTATGAAGTGCTGTTCTTTCCCCATCTGGACTAAAATCACCGCAGGCTCTTCTGCGAAAGCTATGTATTCATCCTTTGTCATTATTTTCTCAAATCCACTTTGAGGATCGAGAACGTGAAATCTTTGGGCTTTTATTTTAGTATATCTGTCAATGACTCTGTAGCGTTTTTCAAAGTTTTCCTCTCTGAGCTGGCCTATCGCCTGATCCTGCGGAGTGTGTCTGTCGTGAGCCGGTAAGTCGGAGTCTTCCAAAGGGGAAATGTTTTCAACATCAATCTGCGGGTACATTACTTTTATGGCTTCTTGGGACAGATGCTTAACGATTAACTTAGTAGTTGAGTCGCTTCCGAATGGACACTTAGATGATGGAGTTAAATAAACATCTAACGGGTCTTCGGAGATAACCTTAATCTCTCCATTTCCATTATCTGCGAAAGGATCAATATATGCAATCCAGCATCCCATTCCTATGTCTTCAAAATCAGTGACAACCTGTTTGTTGTGGTCGTCCCCATTTGAAATATACCAGATGTATGACATTAAATCAGCCACAGCAGAGGCGGTTTTGGTGTCGCTTCTTTCCCTGCCCACTGCGTAGAATCTCGGAGAGTTTTCTGTCAACTGCGCTACCACAAGGCCAATCGTAGGGATTAGCTCATTGGTAATGGGAGATACCTGTCCTCGTTCCTCGTTGACTTTTTCATCGGCCTCGCTCCACATTGCGCCCATCTTAAAGGCTCTGTCGGAAGCACACCGGTTAGCCCAAGAACTTCGATAAGAACTTTTATAATTCCTGTAAGCATCTTCGGAGATTTTAAGTTCTTCAGCACTCTTGTCTTCGGCCTGTTGTTCTTCAATTACTTTTTCATCTTCCATTAGCTTCTCAACTTTGAATAAAAACCTGATGTTCCGCCTTTTTGTAAAATTCTATGCGTACTTCCATTGACTACATAGTCAGAGTTAGCAAACCAAACGCTATCTAAGGGAGTCGTGGAGTAAACTCTTTTTAACTCTCCGCCGCATTTACAGAATCTTTTTTCGTTAAGTTTTTCCTGTAAGGCGTCCTTATCCATTACCACTACGGTCTTGTGAGGTAAATCCGCCGTGCTTATAAATACTTCCTCTACGTTCCCGCATTGGGAACACTTAAAGTCATAGGTCAATTTGACATCCACGTTGTTTGCAATTTTGTTCCCCAGAAGTCTCTATCGAGTAAATTTGCTTCATTTCTTATCTGGTGATCTGGGGCATACATTCTACGGGTTGCGTAATCAAACCCATCAAGAGTATCTTCGTGGTTGCCTTTTGGATACATAAAAAGTTCTCCCGTAAAAGCACCCATTCCCTCTTTCATTATCCAAACTCTCTTCTGGTAGAAATATCCGTGCAGTCTTTCAAGCCGTTTATTTTTTTCGTCTCTTGGTTTGAACCCGTCTGTCTGTTCAAATCCGGCACAGTAAAGATTTCTTTTATTAAGTTCAGCTTTAACCATTTCTCTAAGGGCTTCTTGATAATTGGTGGTTTCTATTCCACCTCTTAATGGTTTTATAAGTTCTATATAATCGGCAATCTTAATTGCCGTTTCCATTGGAGTAATCCTATCTCTAAAAAATGGAAGACAATAAATTTGTTCATCGGTGCTGTAAGCGATTGGAAAGATTACTGTATAGTCTGCGGTCTGTTTTTGGCTTGAAGCAGGGTCAATCCCGATAAAAGTATTTACAGGAATTTTCTTGTCAACCTTAACCCCGTTTTCCTCTGTGATTTTCAGATACGCCTCTTTGCCGATAAACTCTAATTTTCCATCATAATAATTAAAATACTCCGGTCGGAATAATTGGTCTTCTCTTCCTTTAACCTGACATCTAAACTCTGAATAATATTTATATACCATCCCTCGTTTTTTGTGAGACTCAAACATTGCACGGCATCTATCTTCGGGGTAAATATCTCCCCAAAGTAAATTCTTGAAATCATCATCGTGCAGTTCGTATTTTTTGACCACCCATTCATCGGTCTGCTTAATGTCTTCTTCCATTAAATCGTCATCGTTACCCATCAACCTTTCGACAATACATCCTTGAGCTACGGGAGTGCCTATTACAACGCATCTTCCGGTTCGTGGGTCTAATCCTGCAAGCCCGCCCCAAAACTTATCAAAGTTATCAAGCATGGCGTCTTTAGTCTTTGTGTTGTCTTCACTATCTGGGTCGTCAAGAATGTAAAGCGTTATACGGGTGTCTCCTTCAAGAATACCTCGTATCATCTGCCCCGTGCCTGCGGTAATTATCGAAACTCTATAAGCGCCTATTCTTGTCCTTACATAATCTTCTCTCCATGCTTCGGCTACCCCCTCGCCGCAATATCCGTATAAGTCTATAAAACTTTTTTCAGACTCAAGAATTTCTTTTATCTTGCTAAGTTTTCTTTTTGCCTCCCGTAAAGTCTTGCTCTGGATTACGATTACTTTATCACCTTCGTCATATATCGCATGGTGCAAGGCAAGTATTCTTATCAAAGAACTCTTTGCGGAACCTCTCGGAGCCTCAATGCAGATTTTTTTATTCTCTCTGTCATTTAAGACTTCCGCAAGTTCATAATGAAATTGAGGCGTAGAAGCCCAAAAGGTTGAAGGACTTATTTCTCTGCCAAAACCTATTAGGTCGCTTCTAAATCTTATTATTTTCTTTTCTTGTTCTTGTGTCATATAATAAAAAAGCTACACTCGATTTCTCAAATTCAGTAGCAGTTTCTCCTGCTTCGTTTCCTTTAATACATACTTTACGGCATCAGTCTTGGTCAGGTAGTCAACATTTATGACTCCCTGCCCGCAACTGATTGTTACCGTATTCCCCATTGACGTCTTAATTATTATCTTATCGGGATAGCCCTTAATAAGCTCCATTAATTAACCACCGCCTTCCTCGCCTGATTGTAACTCTCAAGCATCCGCTGGCTCCTGTCCCAAGCCTCCCTCGAAATTATCACAAAGTCCTTGTCAAGTCCGAATCCCCGAACCTGCATCTCCTCGTATGCCTTGCGGAATCTTGCGTAAAGAGTCCGTAGCTTGTCCATCACTCACTCCCTCTTGGTTGTTGGTTACGAGGCCCCATCACGAAACCTCAAAAAATTTTTTCAAAAATTTATAAAACTACAAAAGTGTTTTCTCGGTGTTTTCCGACACTTTGTTAGGAATTTCATCGAAAATCGCACTATTCATTTTCTCGGTAAATCTCTCAATAGCCTCTTTTCGCTTGATTTCGACACTTTCAAAAGTCTCCGTTTCCCCTATATGGAAACACTTACCATTGGCTAATGTTACGACTATGTGATCCCCAGCGTTCTCTAAACCAGTTATTGTGTCCTCGAACTCTAAAAAATTGTTGTGCAATTTACGAGGGTCTCTCATATCAACGCCCACCCCTTCGTTTTCGGGTGCATGGGGGTCGTTTTTCGTTGAAAACTCGCCCAGTAATCCAGGTTGAAGTTCCTCTCTCATATATGCTTGTACCCCTTAATCCTGCTTTCTGCCTGCGCTGTGTGAAATATAGCCCTGTGATAGTCATTAGTGCATATAACTAAGTTATCGTGTGCGTTGTTAGATGGATCATTATCTATGTGATGTAGACATTCATTAGCCTTTAGCCCTCTACCTAAGGCGGCTAGCACAATATTGCGCTGTTCTACCCGATCTCTGCCTCTCTCACGACCATATGTTGCCGTTATTCTATCCCTGTAGTTCTTCTGGTGTCTAGCGTTTAATGTCATTTTCTCTTCTTTTGTGTACTTACTCTGTCCTTTGCCCTGTCTCATCTTTTGCGGACACCCTATCTTCTGCCTGTATTTATATAGTGTCATTCGAGAACAAGCTAGCCGAGCCGCTATCTGTTGTTCGGACAGTCCCTCGTTTTCAAGTGAGTCTAATTGTGCCGCCGATAACGTAATTTTTGATCTATTCCTCATTTCCCGCCCCTACTTGACTATCAACTATATCTACATCGCTTGTTGTAGCCTCTCTAATGGCCTCGCTTGTTGTTACTTCCAGCGTTTTAACTACTTTTTGAGCCGGCAGCCCATCTTTCCCTATCTTGCTGAAGTCTGTTGTTTCAGTAGTCCGAGCCGTGATGCCGTGCTTTTGCGTTAAATTGGCTGCGCTCTCGTACTTCTCAACGATTTTAAGCAATAAATTGCCGTCTTTCTTCTCCTTAGCTATCTCAATGGTCTGTTTCAGCATATCTTTTGCCGTTTCCTCGTTCAGATCCGCTTTAGAGTAGAATGACATTAACTGCTGATTAACTAATTTCTGTGTTATTTCTTGGCTCAACTCGTTCCTAACTCTCACATGGCTTAATTTATCATACTTTTTGTAGGTTTTTAGACATATCTCTTTTATATCGTTATTCGATAATCTTTTATCGTTATTCCTAATAATAGTCTTAACCGTTTCTCCGACAAGTTTGATGTACCGGAGCTTTTGGATTTTATGCTTTTCTCTTCTGTCCTGGTATTTGTCAAGTTTCTTTTCAAAATCGATCTTGCTCATATCCCTTTATCTTTTATAGTTTGGTTGGTAGTCCTGATATGCCTTAAAACGTCAAGGCGTGCTCTTGGCGGCGTTATCTTGGTCTGTTTGATAGATAGTGCGGTATTTTGGGATCGTGTCTTATAGGGGTTTATATGAAGAGATAAATAAGGGGCTATTGTTTAGCCCCCAAAACAGTGTCTGCTTTTATTTAGAGAATCGAGCCCCATTCATAAAGTCTGCAAGTCTTTGTGCTGATTTGTTATCTTTACAATTTGGTGCGTATGGTTCATTATTCTTAAATACTTTATTGTCTTTCGCTGTAAAATTGCCTTGCTTAAAATTTTCGTGCTGATACAAAACAGAATGATTGTCTATCCTTACTATTTTAACAATGCAATCATCTAATAGACTTCCTCCGCCCCAGCTTCTTTTATTATTGATTAAAAGGGGTATTTTCTTTGTTCCGGTTGATCTTCCGATATATCCGCAAATATCGTTTTCTTCGTCCCATGATTCCCCGTTTTTGCCGTACCATATCCGCACCCGAACGTCTTTGTGCATTAAATAGTTTATAACCGTTTGTACTCTTTTGGGCGTGCCTGGATTGAAAAAAGTGTTTTCCATCTTGACACCTCGTTTTATTGTTGCCTATAAGGTATCTAATTTTATGCCAATTCGATTTTAGGCCAATTTCTTAATTTTGCCCATAGTTTAGATGGTAAATTTTACCTTGTTACCTGTAGAACTTACTTATTATACATAATAAATATTATTTAGATTCCCGATTTAATACAACTTAGTACTTATTTTGACTCATTCCGGTACAAAATCTCGCTTTATTTGTCTGTTTTAGACTTTTGATAGTTTGGCCCGCTTATTGAGTATATATAAGCAACAACAACATAAATGAGGCTATAAAATGAAACAAGTAACTATTAATTTATATGAATTTTCAGAACTAAGTGAAAAGGCTAAAAAACGAGCCATTGAAGAACTTTCAGACCTAAATATAGACCATGATTGGCATCAGTTCACTTGTGAGGATGCCGAAACAATAGGGTTGAAGATAACAGGGTTTGATATTTACCGGAAAAACATAACCGGTGAATTTATTTTATCCGCTTGCGAAGTTGCTCAAAATATCTTTAATAATCACGGCGAAACGTGCGAAACGTATAAAACTGCGCAAAATTTTATGGATGAATGGCAACCGATATACAATAACTATATGGATGAAAAACACGAAAATTATGAGAGCCGCGAAAGTGAAGAAGAGATGCAAAAATTAGAGGATGATTTTTTATCCTCTCTTTTAGAAGATTATTTTGTAATGTTAGAAAGCGATTATGAATACCGAACGAGCGAAGAGGCTATTATCGAGTCTATTGAGTCCAACGAGTATACATTTGAAGAGAACGGAACTATGAGGAACTTTTAATATGAAACACTACATCTTCAAAATAGGAAACTATATCACTTTTAACATTGAGGCCGCAAACCTTAAAGAGGCCTATCAGAAACTAAAGAAATTAGGTTTTGATAAAAGCGGAGTAAAAAGAGTAAAATAATACTTGCAATTAACCAAGCATATATATATAATAGTAATAGTAATTTAACTAACCGGAGGAAACAAAATGGAACAAATTAAGAAACAAGTCAGCCATGCTTTTGGGAAAGACGTTTATCTTGTTGGAGAGGATAAAGATGGAATTAAATATTGGCTTGAAGCTCCAAAATGGGTTTGTGACTGGTATTGGGGTTTTGGTTGTATAGAAACATATCAGAGAAACAGAGTCCCTTCTGATGCCAACGATATCGACTCCCATCAGCATTTTAGTGGCTTCGTGGGGCAACAAGAAAAATATGATTTTGAAAAACGAGCTTTTGTTAAATCCGACTATGTTCACAATATTTATGATAATTCGTTTTTTACTAAATTAACTTTTGACAAAAAACAAGGGTGGGAGCTTTCAGAATTATTCAGTCAGTTCTATCTATTGCAGAAAATGGCTGGATATTGCCATAAGAAGCCCATACCGGGGTCGAACTTGACAACAGTTGAACGTGTTGATAATTCAGAATCAATAGCCGGATGGTATAACGAAATAAATACTGTTATGATTCCCAAAATTACTGCCGAAATTATAAAAATATTAACACCTGATAAGGTTTAACTTCCACCCCTTGCAAGCTGCAGGGCTTAACTGATTCGCTATCAGACAAGGGGACAAAGATTTTTTAACTAACAAGGGAGTAAATAAGATGAAAAGCAAGTCTTTAACAAATTGGATCAAAGAGAATCGGCGACAAATTGACGAAGCAATTAGAAGAGCCGTCCCTAACGCACGCATTGATGACGCCGAAAGACGTTTATGGATTCTTAACGATGAGGGGCTATATCGTTGGGCGAAGTCTGAAAGAGTAAATATCTAAAAGTCTAACTGAAGAGGGCTAACTGCCCGAAATACGCCGGGGGGCGTATATTAGACAAAACGAGGAGAAAAATGAGAGAAAAATATTTTTTGTTTAGGTGCGAACAAAACCAGTGAGCAAAGGTCGGGGATCATTAACGCTGCACGAAAGTATTTATGCGTCATTGATTTTTGGGAGTTCTGTAAAATAACAGGGGCGTATTGATTTTTGAGAAGTAGAGAAATGATAGTGATAGGCAGAAGTGTCGAGCCTCTGCCTACCATGAATTTTTAGGGGCAAAGCACAGCCATGCCCCTATGAATTTTTGGACTACTGAATGACCAGCAATTTTTCCTCGCCGATTAGGGGTCTTAGGATCATGCGCCATTCCAACCAAAATGTCAAATAACTGCTATTATTTTTTTACTACTAATTTTTTCTTAGGCTTATATGATTTTTTGTCAGGAATAACCCGTAGCGATTTTTTAACGTGAACCATTTCGGCGCTGTCCAGAACAGAAATATCCTCGGAGATAATATATAGCATATCTCTGAGGTTTTCGTGGGTGTCTTTATGGTTAAATCTCAAGTTGAATCCCAATCTTTATCAGCGTTTTTCACGGGGAACTCTTCAGCACAGATTTTGCAGATTCCGGTAGAACAACGGCTCCCGCAAACGAAACATTTATGCTGATGAGACCTGCTTAATGCCGTTGTTTCGTTTGTTTCTTTAGCTCTATCATAACGATGAGAAAAAGAGACACAATCTAAATGATTGAGCTTGCTGAGTTCTTTAATTGTATGATTCGGCAATTCCACACAATTCCTAAAAATGGTTGCGTAAATATACAGAAAAATCTAATCAATAGCAAACAAAATCTTCGCAGTAAACGAATTATTTTCGCAGTGTCTTAATGTGGGACTATTTGTTGCCTTTATTCCCCATTAGCCCCTGTTTAGGGCTTAATGACGGGAACTAACATCGTAAATCGCTCTTATCCCAATCGGGGGGTAGCGTCTGATCTCTTAACGTCTGCTCAAGAAAGTGGTCTACCAAAATGTCCTTAATTATCTTCGAGTCCGCCTGTCCGAGTTCCTTAGATAGCCCCTCGATATGTTTTGAGAGTTCCGCATCTGCCCTGAACTGGAATGTCTTACCCTTATGTATTACATCTTTTTGTATTACATAATTGCTGCGGGCCTTATGTCTCCCGTAATAGCACGTAAATTCATCATTTTTCACAGCTTTTAACTCCTATTTCTAATTCGGCTTAAATAGTAGTTATACCGACTCGCTTCCGCTCGTCGGTATAACAATCGGGGCGCATGAGCGAAAAATTATCGGCGTTCTCTTTCGTTTAAAAAACAATATAACCAGAGAAGAAACGCTGTTGTCCAGCCAATTAATGCGGAAAAGTTTTTTTCTGTTGCCGAAATAATGATACACCCAAAACTTAATAATAGTCCCAATAGATTGATTAACATATCTCGCCTCAATTTTTCTTCATATCTAATTAATTAATTGAATCCAAACTTGTACTCTTGACGCTTCGCTCACGGTATAACCGGCGCATGGAGTTGGACGGCTACGCCGTCACCTCATGCGCCCCGATTGCTATACCGACCGCCTCGGCGGTCGGTATAGCGCACGGGCGCGTGAGCGAAAATTATTTGGCGCTCTTCTCAATTCTTATGATTATTAACCACAAAATAGCCGAACAACTCCATCCCATAAAACCGTCCCAATTTTGTTCAAGAGCCGACATTGTAGCACAGCCCACACAAACAATTAATCCAGCTAAGCTTAGTCTCATAAAGCGCCTCATAATTTTCTCAAGTTAGTTAATTACAAAAATCTGAATCCTGAACAATGTCGCCTTCGGCGGCGGTATAGCAAGCGCGTCGAGACCAGCGGGCAAGCCCGCGGCTCACGCGCCCGTGCGTTAGGCACACAAAGAATAAACAGTATAGACCGTTGTATTCCATTTATCTCTTGGCAATCTTGCAAATCCAAATCTATTGTAAATTCTTGGAAATTTTCCCTCGGCAACATCATTAAATTTTACATAGGAATATTTCTTTGATAGTCTATGAACAACATATTTATTTCTGCCAAAACTGCTATCAGCAGTAATTATATCGCCAACCTTAATTTCATAATTGCTATTTGTAACCTTTGTGTGCCTAACCAGTCGTTCAAGCGGAATTGCGTTACCATCCGCCAATTTTGTTTCAGTTGTATTATCCATATCAGTTCTCCTAAATAAATTTGTGTTACGCAATCCGCTTAACTCCAAGTCGTTATAAAGAATTTCGGCTTACCACCAAGCCGTATTTTCTTTTCTCCATTTTATAAAGTTTCTGCCCTGCACTATTGTTAAACATATTCCTATAACTATAATGCTCCAAGTGCCATACATAATTCCCACCATTGTGGTAAATACTTCTGCTATTACTACCATTAGCACTCCGCCAAGTTTTTTATTGCCCATAATCCACAAGCCACCGAGTAACAAGGTTGTTGCTAAAAATTGTACTATAAAATCAAACATTGTGTTCTCCTATGCCCGCCAAAATCTTTATAACTCACTAATCAAAGCGAATTACTTTAGTATTGGCTTATTTTTAGTTTGTGATAAATATTTAGTTTCTATTTTTGTTAATCGTTCCAGTTCAAGTATTCTAAGTTTTCTTAAATACTTTGGTGTTAAAAATATTTTTTCTGTTTTGTCCGTTGTTGTCTCCGTAATCGCTTTATCAGCTAAATGTTATGCTTATTGCGGGCTATCATTCTTCATTACTTTACTAACAAGAATTTTTGCCATAGCAACAGATTGGTTTATTAGCTTATCTACCTTTGTATCACTCATGTCATAAATCCAATAATTTCTAAGCCCATTATTAATATCAGCAACTAATATTTGTGTCGCCACCTCTACAACTTTGTCTTCAAATCTTTCTTTTGTTTCCATTGTGCCTCTCCTTTTTTAAAGTCCGCCCGCAAAAGCATAACCAGCAATTCGTGCGGACAAAATTATTTAATTAGTTCAGCTACTGCTTCGTCTTGTATCTCTTGCAACTACGTTCTCCGTGTGCCTGTCGGCAACGGAGAACTAACGCCTGAAGCCGATGCTGGAGTGTTAACTAACATGTGAACCAACCGCTATCGAGCCAAGTAGGGTTTTTATAAATATTAATCACCCTCATCTCTATTCCACTTCCACAATCCAGCCGTGATCTTAACTCGTCAACTTTTACTTTCATTCCTTTTCTAAGTCGGGGACTAAAATCAGATTCTACTATTAAAAAAATTGGTTTAGGTAATTTGATATTCGTCTCTTTCATCTTCACCTCTTTATGTTATGTGTTAAAAATCCTGTCACGCCGTCAACACACCGCACGGCTTAGGCGCTGCGCCACTGTTCACCGGACACGCCTCCGCTCAATCTTTCAGCTCTGACAACTTCTTCTTAAAATACTCGATTTTCTCAAGCATAACTAATCTCGACATCTTTTTGCCTTGATTAGAAACCTTTAGATGCTCAAGTTCCTGCAAGATGCCAGCCCCGTATTTCTCCTCAAGTTTAACGGCGTAGACTCGTATGTTCCCGTCTTTCCAACAATTACACTTTTGACATTGAGCGTTGTTGTTCCTTTCGTCAAATGCCGTTCCGATGTAGCTCCTCTCGATATAGTGCCCACACTGGATATTAGATTTGTCCCCTTTTGTCCCACAGGTTATGCAAGTCCAATTATCACGCTCCCTGACATAATCAGAGACAGCCTTAAAGAGTTCTTTCTTTAGTTTACCGTAAGCAGCTAACTTAATCTTCTCTTTCTTCGTGCTACTGCCTAACTTCGGGACTTTGCTCATTACTTGACCTCACAAATTGTGATTTCAACTTTTTTGCACCCGCCGTTCTTTGGCTTTAATGGTTTATAAAACGGGCACTTGAGATATTTTATTCTTGTACTCTGCTTGCAGACCTCTTTGCATGTCTGACATTTCGGGTGGATGGGTTCAGGCTTCATCTCTCTCTCCCGCTCTCGATTGTCCATCCGTTATATTTTTCTCTCTCGCCTGCTTAACGGCGACAAGGGCATTAAACAAAGTTACCATTTCAGTGTCATCAAATACGTCCATTCTCTGTCTGATTTCTTCAAGCGGTTCGCTTTTCTCTTTTAGCGTTTCCTCTGCGGTCATTTTCTGCTCTTTGCGGTAATTGTCAAGTCCTTCAAAAGTTTCTGAGGTCATTTCGTCACCTTTTCTGTGCTGTTGTTTAGTTGGAAAAACCGCAGGTTGCTTCTTAGTGTGTCTGTATAAAATCTGCCCGTATAAGTCCATGCGTTCTCAATCTTTTTTACGGTTACTTCCACTTTGCAGGCATCCCCAAACTTGTCCCGAAATATCTTCTCAAGTTCGGCGGCTCTCTGTAATGTGATTGAGTTATAGGTTACGGTGAATGTAACTTCAAACTCCTGGGGCTTCTTGTCCGTTGAAGCCGTTAGTAATACTGCCAGAAAAAATAATGCAATTAGCTTTTTCATACTGCCTCCTAATTCTTATAAACGTCTCCTTTTTCTACTGCAAGGTATATATAATTATAATCATTGTCAAGGGAAATCTTTATAAAATAAACTCCGGCAGATAATTCTGAAATTGTGTTCTCTCTTTTACGAAAGTTAAATCAATCTTACCCACCGCACCGTTTCTATTCTTCGCCACAATTAATTTAGCAAGATTTTTTGTGTCTTTGCCCGTCTCGTCCGTTGATTGTCCGTAAACTTCCGGTCTGTGAATAAACAGAACGACATCAGCATCTTGTTCGATTGCGCCAGACTCCCTTAAATCCGATAATTGAGGCTCCTTGCTTGTTCTATCTTCGACTTTGCGGTTTAGTTGTGATAAAGCCAAAACAGGAATATCTAATTCCCTCGCTACGTTTTTTAGAGATTGGGATATTTCCGAAATCTCTCTTTCCCGCCCCTCTTTGCTTACGCCTTTCATTAATTGCAAATAATCAACAACTAAAAGCCTAATGTTTTTTTCTGCTTTTAATCTTTTTGCTTTAGACCTAAATTCGATTGTAGACAGGGCTGGGGTATCGTCAATAAAAAGTGGGAGATTATTCTTTGATGCAGCCCTCATAATTATAGACATCTGAGACTCTTGGAAATGACCGCTTAATAAGTCCATAACAGAAATTTCCGACTCTTGGGAGATCATACGGGTGGATAATTGAGTTGCGCTCATTTCTAACGAATTAAACCCTACGGCATAATCGTCTGAAATATTTTTAGCGATATTCAGGGCAAGGGCTGTTTTCCCCATTGCTGGTCTGCCCGCAAGAATAATTAATTCTCCGTTCTTAAAGCCCCCGATTAAGTTGTCTAAATCAAGAAAGTTAGTCCTTACTAAAAAATTATTCGCCCCCTTTGATTTTATGCTATGTAATAGCTCTAACGTGGTTTGATTAATAAACGACAACGGAAGAAAATTCTTCTTAAATGCGCCCTGAGTAATGTTAAATATTTTCCTCTCGATTTCTTCAATAGTCTCAAAAGAGTCCGACCGATTATTTAGAGTTTGTAGTTCAATCCCCAACTTATACAATTCTCTAAGCATAAATCTGTCATAGATAACCTGTTTAACTCTATCAATGTCGCAGAACTCCATTCCATAGTGGTCTATTGAATCGACCTCTATCTGGTGTCTCTCGGCGTAATCCCTAACGCTTAACTCATTTATATCCTCATTCTTTTTGTAAAGTTCTGAAATAATGTTAAAAACTCGGCGATTCTCTCCGTCAAAGAAATGCTCCGGTTTGAGTAGTTCTAAACTACTCCCCGCCTCAACTGATCCTTTGGTCAAAATAGTCTGTAATAAAAGTTTCTCTTTATCAACGGCATTAGGCAAATTCATAAATTTTCTCCATTGCGTTAAATTTGTATTTCGCAAAAACGTCTCTCGTTTCATCCGGTGTTAATCCTTTACATAAAGCAAGAAGTTCTTTGTGAGTAAGTTTGTCTTTTTTTTGCGTTTTATAGTTTCGCTCAATTTGCCCTTTATGCCAATTTTCAGCTTTAAGCCTCCAGTTGGTTATAGGCATCCCCGATCCAGTAACCCACCCCTGAGATTCATAATGATTATAAAAAGACTCCGCCTCATCTTTTGGATAGCCCTTATTTGAGAAATACTCTAAAACTCTATCTTTCTTATTATTAATATCTTTATTTCTATTTTCATTTTCATTTTCCATATGTACCTTCATACGGGTTACACTTGTATCTACACTTGTAGGTACATATGTAGATTCATGTGTAGTCTCATATCGTTTCTTTATGTTATTTCTTCTCGATTCACTGAAATTCTTGCGTTTTATGGCTTCTTCTTCCATTCTCGACTGATAGTAAAAACCAGCCTCGTCTTTCTTAAACTTAGACCAGACAGGGGAGCCGTTATCTCCTAAAATCTTCTTCATATAAAACTCTGGTAAATGTCCAGATTGATGCTGAGTGCATAATAAATGTATGTATTTCCCCTTATCCTCAAAAGAAAACAATTCAGTTCCAGTAAGGAAATCTGACGTATAGAATAAAACCGCCGGGTCTTTGCCCATCTTATTTGCTCCTTAATGTTTCTAATAGTCTGTCGTTTTTTTGCAAAAGTTTATCGGGGAAACGGATATAATAATCCAAAAAATCTTTGTGTTGTTTACAAAGGGGGTCTTTCCCCAATCTTCTTATCATCGGGTCTGCCTCATCTACAATCGGCTCTGCAGATGCCCGATCACACAGGTAACAATATGTTTTTTTAGCCAATTTCTGCCCACCTCTTAGAAATTTTATAATCAGTTCTTAGCTTCGGTATTTGGATTTCGGGTTGTTCATATATCTTTTCGTGGAATTTTTCGTGGCAAGACTTACACAAGGTTATTAAATATTCATCTGGGTAATCCCATATTTCTTTCCCTTGAATATATTTCTTGTGATGAGCGACTAATTCACTCTCTGAATCCATACATAATTGGCAAGTAAACTTATCTCGTTCAAAGATTTTTAATCGTTTTTTCTGCCATTTCGGGCTAAGTAGTTTCTGTTTATAATCCATAGCTCCCCTAAATAAAAAACCCTCTACCGAACCTAACCTCGCCCGGTTAGATCCAAATAAAGGGTCTTGTCTGAGATAAACTCAAACGCTTTTTCGTTGGGGCGACAACGCTCAATTTTTGAATGGCGGAATATACCACTTTATTTCCTTTATGTCAAGTAAAATCGTAAATATTTCTAAATTATTTTCTCTCTAAGGTAGTCGAGTATTCTGTCTCGGTTAGTCATTGTTCCTCCTTTGACTAATATTCTTGGGATGGTGGCGTCTTCTCAGCGCAAGCTGGAATCGAGACAACTTGAGGAGCTTTAACCCGACATATTTCTTATAGAAGCAAACGAAGGCCTCTATCTCGGCATCTTCCCGTTTTTGTCTTTGCGCTATTGTGTAGGTTTCCATTATTTCTCCAATAAAAGGGGCGGTTAAGCCCCGTTAATAAATTTAGAACGGGAGATCCGGCTCGCCCGTCTGCGGAGCGTTATCGTATTGCCCTGATCGAACCGGTGGCGGTGTTTGCGAACTTTGCGAACTATGTTCCGGCTTATCCAAAAGGATTACTTGGTTGGTGACAACGTCAGTCGAGTATCTTTTTATGCCCTCTTTGTCAGTATACTCGGATTTCTTTAACCGCCCGTCAACATAAACCTTTGCCCCCTTTTTCGGTCCGTTCTTATAAAAATCAGGCAAGTCCCAAGATTGGCGGTTGTGCCAAGTGGTTTCGTTTACCCAGTTGCCGTCTTTGCCTTTATAGCTATTTGTTGTGGCTATCGAGAAACTTGTTACGGCCTTGTTGCTGGTTGTAAATCGGGTTTCTGAATCATTGCCAAGATTACCGATTAGTTCAATTCTGTTTAATGAGAAAGACATTTCTACTCCTCTTTTTGGTTGTCTGTTACTTCGTTTGGTAATGGAATTATGCAACTTAATCTCTCGGCTGCGAACCGCCTTATGTCCTCAAGATACTTTTCAAATTCATCTGTCTTTAGTTTTGTGGAACTCATTACGATAGATTTGTCTAAGACCTGTTTGTGGGGCAGGAACATTTCCTTAAAATATTCGTGAAGTTCATCGGCGGTGTGTCCGGTATGGTCTGCAATCAAGCCCAAACAGACAGACCAATAATAGCGATTCTGGTTGTTTGACCGATTAGGCTTATCCTCATCTACAATAACGTAAACCCTATCCTTGCCCTTGAAGTTCTGTAACTCTGCCTTGAACTGGTCGGGGTTGCTCAAGATCAGCTTTCCGGCATCGGTTACGCTTGCGTAGTGCTTGAATCTCATTTCAGCCTCTTAATCCGTTGTTCAACTATTTTCTGTGATTCAATTAGAACCTTTTTTATCTGCTCAATCGTTTCATCGTCTCTCGTTACCCTTTCAACGATAAGATTCATCTTTGGATGGAATATTATGAAGTCGCAATATAATCTTTCTGAGGCTAACATTCCACCCTGCATTTGATACATATATTCTTTTGGTATCTTTCTCGTAAGAGCGAAGTCGATTAAGGTTGAGAACTTCAAGCACTTTATCTCTATCAGCCCGTCATTGTCAACTAACCCATCGGGGCTATAACCGAACCATTCGTTATACTCGATAAATCCCACCTCTTGAACATCGTTAAAGGTTTCCATTTGGTATTTGTCTCTCGCATAAGGCTCTAATTCAGTCCCACGTTTCATGTAATCATTGACAAACGATTCGGGGGCTTCACCAGTCAATCTTTCAAAGACTACCTTATTAATGGCATCGTTATATCCTTTCGTTGAGGGAGTCATAAATAAATCTGACAAAGTAGAGCAAGTAAACTTCCCTAATCTTACAGCGTGCCATTCGGGACTATGTTGTTCAAAAGTGTGTATCTTCATTTCAATGAGTCCAACTTGTTCTTAATAATATCGTAAGCAACCTTTTCGTTTAACCCCTTTGCCATAAACTCCGATTTAATCGCAACGGATTTCTTTTTTAATTCGTCGTAGTTCTCAAATTCAGAAACAGCTATTTTGAGATTACTGATTAATTCGGGGTCTTGTTCTGGGATAGACCCCGTATGGTCTAATGGCTCTACAATTTCACCCTTTGGCACGTAGTCATATTCTGATTGCAATACAGTAATCCCAAAGGCTTTTTTTAGTGCGTGCGTCTCTGCCACTTTTACTATCATTGCGGCGGGGTCGGATTTCCAAGTGTTATATCCTTTGTCGTATGTACTAAAGTCCGCCCATTCAATGGTCGGGAATTCTGCACCCTTAGGCTTTACTATCGCATAAGCACCCAGAATTTTGCCCCTGTCCTTAAAGTTTGGTTTATGGTCTATTGCGCCTTTTGTAACGTCCATATCGAAATCGTCGTTGGAATAAACAGCAAATGAAGTCATGCCATTCCACAAGGGACTTTCCTGCGCCCTTTTTAAGAACCCATCTCTGCCAGCAAAAGACAATAAATTCCCCCTTGTGTCCTTGTAGCACCATATTTCTTTATTTAAAGGGTTAAGATTTACGCTCTTGCAAATACTTAGGAAAAAAGCAAGCTCTGTGTCTGTCGTTCCTTTTGCTACAGTGTTTTTTACTATTGCGATTGCCTCTGGCGAGAATCCCGTAAGGGTCGATATTTTCTCGGCATTTATTTGCACTATTTCGTTTCCCATTATTCTTCCTCCAATAATAAAAATTTGTCAATCACTCTCTCAATCATTAAAAGAGTTCCCCTGTCTGCGGAGTCCATTACGCAGTCCAAAACATCTTCAAATACTTTGTTCATTGCTTGTGCATTACGCTGATTCTGGAGTATCTCGATTTTGTTGTTTATCTCCTTGAACTTCTCGTCCAAGAACAACTCTTCAGCATCCTCTACCGTTGTATCAATAGTTATCCTTGTGGGGATATTACACTGCTTGAACGGGGTATAGATTTGTTGTAGTGCGTTCATTTTGCCTCCCTCAAGTCGTCTATTAATTGTCTAATAAGATGAATGGAAACTTTTACGTCATCAATGATTATTGCATCGGCTTTAATGTCAGATAAAGCACCCTCAAGGTTTAATAAGAAAGTAAGGTTGACCCAAGTTTCCGAACCCGCCCCGCCATTCCCGTTCTGGTTCTCGATATAGACTCTAAGCTCGCCCTTGTTAGCGGTGAAGATTAAGGACTTTTCGTGATATACTATTTTCTCTACTTCCGGCTCGCAGTGATCGTGGCAGGCTGGACAAATACCGTAATCAATATCGTGCCCGTTCATTTCCTGACCGCAGCAATTACTGAAAACTTCTTTTTTGCCCAACACTTTCTCGTTGTGGGCTTTCATCCCGGCGATTATTTCTTGCTCAGTTTTCATCTTTTAACTCCTTTATTAATTCCTTTAAGTGTGGGTATAAAATCCACCCCGTAACGATAAGCAGAACTGCTAACCCGATTTGCACTATCTCTGTGTTGCTCATAAGAGTTTCCTTACGGACAATAAAGCCTTGAACACTCCGATAACCGAAACAACTAACAGGCAGACCATTATGGTGTCTTGGAGAGTCAACTTTTATTCTCCTTGTCTTGTTCTTTCTTCAAATGCTTCTGGACAAACTCTGACTTATTCTTCAGCTTCTTCCAGACGGAGAGTAATTCTTTCGGTAGGTAAACTAAAACTTTTGGCATAATGTCTCCTAAATTGTTGAGTGCAATCTAAGGAAGTATATACAGAAAGTCAAGGGAAATCTTTAGGGGATGAAAATATTTTTCGGTTTATTTTTCTTGTAGTTGGTAAAGCATTAATATATGAAAACGGGTTTAATTAAACTGCGCAATATGTTGCGTTTTTTGTGCCTGTTTCTGTGTCATGCATATATTTCTGAGTTATTTGTGCATGATAGTGCAGATGTGATATTCCAAGTTATATTCTCATTATAGAAAATTATTCAAATAACAGCCCGTATGCTGGAAAATTATACCATATAGGGTATGAATGTTGCCTGTTGGCTACATATGTTACCTTTACGGGTATAATTATACAAACCACCCTGTAAGGTCATCGTAATACTCAAACTCGTCCTCAAGAACGTCTATGTCGGTCATGCAATCGACACAGCAATATTCATCGGGAGGGAAAAAGAAAGCCCCAAGATGTCCGCAGTGATCGCACTCGGCATCGGGGATAAAGTTAATGTCGCCCGGTAGGTCTGTCATAAATTATCCAAGTTTGGTTATATGGATTGAATTAGTGTCAAGTTTACCTTTTGATTCGTAACCCGTAATATATCCTATTGCTGGCGGGCTGCCGGCCATTTTCCCGTCAAAGACATAATCAAAACTTGGTTTAGATATATCTATCAAGCAGGGTATCTGTATTATTAATCGGTTGTTCACCCAAACCATACCAGCGGAATGATTGTGGGCCTGCATTAAAACATCATAGTCCTTTATACCCAGAAAATGTTCCCATTTATGTTTTATAATCTTATCAATATCTTGGGCTGTTTTTGTAATGTCAATGTTAGACTTTTCAACGTGAGCGAATACGCAGTTCTTCCATTGATGAATATAATTAACCTCTCTCGCATCTGTCTTCTGATTCAAGATTGTAAGATTTGGAATTGTGGAGAGTAATTCCTCGACTATGTAATAGTGAGTAAATTGCAATGCTTGATTTGGGACGTTATCATACATCCACTTAATAAATCGTTTGTCGTGATTTGTAAGGAGCATATTGACTTTAGGAAATTGGGCGCAGGTCTCTTTAAGCACTCTGAAAGCATCTCTGAATTCTATCGCCGGATTAAGGGTAGTTGTTTTTCTCCAATGACTCCAAGACATCATATCGAACTCGTCCCCAAGTATGAACAACTCGTCTGCGTCGAGATTGTCATTAATTGTCTTTTCATAAAGTTTTTTGTGGTGATAGGGGAAGTGAGTGTCTGCGATAAACAACTTTTTGCCAGTTGTTCTCTTAGGGGGCTTAATCGTTTCCGAAAAATTGATACCGAAGAAATCAGAGAATTCATTTAACCCGACTTTAGTTAATCTTCTTTGGTGCATATTGCTCCTTTATATAGTTGCCAATACAATGTCTGCTAATAGCTATCCCGTATAAATCCAACATTAATTTCTTTCCCCTCTTTGTGCCACAATCAAATCGCTTGTCTTTCTTTATTATCGCTCTTATTTTGTCTGCGTCTTCCCGCCGATGCCCGTTGTTGATCTTTAATTCTTTGTATAGCCTTAATTCTTTCATCTTCTTTGTTGACAGAACATAGTCCCAATACTTGCATATTATTGGATCGGTTGTTGCCTTTCTTGCACGTTTCTTGTCCCCATAGATAAACATAGCAAGTTCTATTTTTGTTAGAACTTTCTTGCTGTCTATCCACTCTTTTATTTCCTTGTCGAGAATCATAATTCTTTCGATGGTTTCTGATAACGTCTTAATCTTGGTCTGGGTAGTGTTACGTTTTTAAGTTGTGCCAGGTAATCTTCGGCGTGAGAGGCGTAAAATAGTGATTCGTCAAAGTTCTTTATGTCGCCCGTGCCGAAAAATACAAACTCGTATTCCTTTAGGGCTTCTAACAGCTTCTTGGGGCATTTAATATAGACAAACTTTGTGCTATCCCAATTTATCTTCTCGTAAACATCCTTAGACTTAGCACTATTTTTTATCTGGGAGAGCTTCATAGTTCCGCTATCTCGTCAGGCTTCTCAAACATTACTTGGTTGCTGTCTGCTTGTGGAGGTATTTCAGGTAGATGTCTCTCTTCGATTCCGGCATCCACCTTTTCAAGTCCTGTAGCATGTCCATTATTATAATCGTGTTCGTCAAATGTGGATTGTCGTTTATTTCTCTCTGTAAACTCTTCCTCGACTTTGGTTCTGTATTCTCTGAGGATGGCAAGGCAACGCTCATATTCATCAGCTCCCATTTCGTTTAATGCGTCTAAAATTTTCCAAGTGTAGATCTTCGATATGTCTTCTTTGGGTGCGTTCAATATCCAAACTCCGACAATTTGTTGTCAATCTCACGGATGTTTATTTCTTTATAGATATTATTCTTGCTCTTAATCTTTATACGTTCTTTTGCCCAGAACAACTCTTGTATGTCGCTCATTTTGTTTCGGTATTGAGAGAGAACTATCCTTAATTGTTTTGTGTATTTTTGGGGATTCAATCTTTCTTCTCCCCAAAGTGAAATCCGGTTTCGTCCTCAAACCCAAAGGGGGCTGTGTGTATCAAGCGCCCGATAAAAAGGAGCATAATTACCGCTACGATTATTAAGATTAGCCAGATCATCTTACGTCCCCTACGTCTTTTAGCAACATAGTTTGTTTCGCACGCTCTTTAATCTCTTTTTTCTGCTCCGATGTCAAGGTAAATTCTTCCGAGTTACCTTGTAAATGATTGTCTATAATTGTAGCCGATTGACTACTTTTATTGCCAAAGATTTTAGCCCACTTCTCGTCTGTTACGTTCATTGTGGTCTGAGTGTTGCGGATCATACAATGGCCCTGTTTAATCTATTGAGCCACCCCTTACCAAAGACGTTAAAATCGGGTAGGCTTTTATAATATGCTTCTGCTTGACGTAAGTAAGATAAGTAGAAATTAGGGTGAACAATCGGGGGGAGATTGACGGCTCTTAGTGTCCCGCTCCCAAAGTTGCCGTCTTCGTCAATGTGAACGGTTGATAAATCGTTAAAGGTCTTTTGCAGTAATTTGACGGCTCTCTTTTTGCTTATGTTTACCGAGAGATCAAAAAGCCTAATAGCCAAAGGCTCAAAAAAGATTTCATCGTATTTATCGTTCCAGAATTCGGTATAATAGAAAGCCTTTAATACTTCGTCAACCTCTTCGGGCTTGCTGTCAATTAAGGTCTGATAGACTTCTGGAAACCACTTAGAACTAACTCCGTAAATTGTAGCGCCACCCTTATCTTTGGGATTGTCCACAAACCCACCCTCGTTCTCTTTCGTGAACGCAAAGGCTCTTAAATATTGTCTTGACATAACGATCTTATTCATATCCTGCCTGCTAAAATTCTGATTAGACAAATAATCATTAATGCAACTACAATTATATTGACAATGTGTTTTCTCATTGATTGCAATATAAGTATAAATTTGATTTGATGCAAGGAAAAATTTAGATTATTTTATAGTTCAAAACTTATGCCATAACCTACATAAAGGTCGAGTTGTTTGCTGATTGTTCCAAGCCCTAAACCAGCCTGCACTCCGAAGTGGAATTTATCCCAAAAGGTTTTGGGTACAATATATTGCTCTTTTACCGTTACCGTCTTATAAACAAACTTATCTTTAATGTTCATATCTACGCTAAAGTAATTCAGAGGGGGAAAGTAATACTTAACCTTGACGGTGGATGAATCCTTAGTCAGCAAGGTATCTGCTGTCGCTACAATTTGAGGCTCATTATTAATATAGATGGTGTCAATCTTGGCTTGAATTCTGGTAAGGTAGACTGGTCTATCCTTATACTCTATGTGGGTTACATAGGTCGTGTCGGAGCTTATGAGGGTGGGTTTGTTATATTTGGAGTCCCCGCAATACTTGAGGACTCCCACAATTAACGATCCCAATAAAAGAGCGTAGACTAAATGATAAGGTTTAAGCATTTGGCTTATCCTTTTTAACCCAAGCGTCCAAAGTGCCGAGACCGAGCAAACCAGCAATCAGGAAAGCCCAATTAATCGGGATGTCCTCCAGCTTTAAGTTAATGATTGAGGTCTTCATATAGCTGAATAAATAAGCCGCAACAACGAAGAAAGAAATTAATCTTTTCATTGAAGCCTTTCCAGACGTATCTGGTTCAGAGAAGAACGACTTTAGCCATTCGATCTGATCCGAAATCCATTTCATAACTATTCCTTTTTAAGTTTCTTGATTGTGATTATTATCGTTGAAGTAATAGTAACTATCAACAAGACAATTTTTAAGACTATCTCAATGTCTGTTAGTTGAACGGTTGCCAAAACGCCTGTGTTAAATCCGAGCATTGCCCAGACAGCTCCGAATGTCTCTTTAATTTGATTCTGCATTGTCTTGCCCCTGTTAGTTTTTATCGTATTGTCCATAATACATCTAACTCCTTCTCGATGTATTGGAGCTTTGTTTCCACTCTTGAAATAAACGATACTACATAAATGAGAACCGCAAGCAGGGTTAGAATATTAGCCCCCAACCAAACCACCATTTTCTTGCGAGTAATTACAACCTCGTTCTTCTTAACGGTCATAAAGCCTCAATCGTTTTTAGTAACACTTCTTTTGATATGTCCTCTTCGACATAAATCCAGACTTCTTTTTTGTGGTCTTTCGCCCACTTGATTAATTTCTGATACTTACCCTCGTTCTTATCAACCGAGATCCAACAGATTACAAATCTATCCCCGTAAAACAAGTTCAATATTTTCCATTTGAGTAATTGGCTGAAAATCAAAAAAGTAGAGTAAGTAGTTAAAGCAATCGGGTTTCCTTTAACTTTGAAAATATTACGAAAGGTTTCGCCTATCACTGCATCGGGGAAGTCTGCAAAGTTCTGACTATCTGCCGTAGGTGTAGAGTAAGGCTCGTCAAAGTAATCCGAATTCAGACTCATTGACTCAGCTAAAGCCTCTCGGTTAGACTTATAGAACTTAAACCCGTCCCTATCGCCCGCAAACAAAATACCCTTGAACTTGCTCAAGATCGCTTCCTGAACGTGCGGATCAGAATAAAGCATTTCGTTTGGTATGCAGATGTTCATAATAATCCTTTCAATCTATTTGCTTCAATTTCAATAGGTTTATCATCGTGCTTAATCCAAAATCTTGTATAATCACGAATAGCTATTAGATAATATCTTGTCCATCCGTAAAAATAACCTTGTAGATAATGAGCGTATTCGTGTTTAACTACATCCTCAGTATCAGGAGTTGAGATTACTTTCGTGTCCTTATAAAATACATATCTAACAAAGGCTATTGAACCTAAGCATAAACCCTGTCCGAATAATGGAAACCACGTTGACATATAACAGGTCATTATCGGATAGTCTTTATATTTTACACTACGCTTCAATTACTATATCTCCCTCAACATCAAAGACATCTCCGTTAGCGTTGTATTCTTTAATCTTGTAAGTCCCTGCTGGAAGATTTGACTTGATCGAAAAACCCTCGCTGTTTAAGAAAGGGACTGTCTCAAACGTGCCATCGTGAAACCAAAGGAACCCGATTATACTCTCATCTGAGCGTGTGAATGTTACCGTATTGCCGTCTATTACTATTTGTTCCATTTCATTCTCCCATTATTTCGCAGGATAATTGCCATACGCTTGATTGCCTGCTCTCGTTACATTTGTGCCGCTTAAATTGTTTCCTAACCCCGAATAGTCGTAAAAGAACTGTCCGTCTGTCGTCCCTCTCCACTTAGGGCTAAATACCTTAATCCCACCAGTCCAAGTGTTAGGTAGCCCACCTTTGTAGGCTTGATACAGAGTAGTTGCGTTTACGTTTGATGTTGCTATGTCGGTGAATTTGAAGATAGAGCTCTCTCCGATCGCACCACTTATATATCTACTCGCCGCACTACCATAACCGATTATCAAAGATTGTGTCGTCCATTTTACGCTGCCGATTGATAATGTGCTGCTTGTTCCTTTTGACGTTCCATTCAACCACAGCGTACAATTTCCAACTCTATCAACGGTAAGAGTATATAAAGCCCAAGTATTTAATGACAAAGATTTTGCAAAGCTATTCCCATCAATCGGATATGTTCCATCACGAAAATCAGAAATTACAGAATTATTATCCGTTGAACTTCTAATCATCAATTCGGGGTAACTTGTCGGTGCACCCAGTCCAATGATTACCGTGCCCCCCGCCCCAAAATCTATAATGTTTGCGTAAACATTCATCATATAATCCCACGCCTTAGTCAGGCTCGCATCGTCAAGGTAAATGACATCAGCTTGATTAGCGTATAGCTTTATCGGTTGCCCAACTTCATTAGCAGTAGCCTGAAAGTTCCAGACTAACTTTGTGTAAGTAGCAGGCACACAAGATATGCCAGTCCAAGTCTTTGTCTGTCCTCCGAGTGATGCGGTGAGGGAGGGGAGAGTGATTTCTTTAATGGCGACATTATCTAAATAATAAGTGCCAGTATAAACTCCTCCCGCTTTTATTTGCCACAAAAGATTTGCTGTTGCAGAGGTCGCTGTTGATAGATAATCATAGGTAATATGATTCCACGAATTTATAGTTAATGTTATTCCTGTCCCAATTATATCTGTTACCCCACCTTGTCGAACTATCTTGAAAGTTGATGTCGCTGCTGTCGGGTAAATATCAAAACTTACTCGATAAGTTTTTCCCGCAGTGAATGAAATAGAACCCCCCGAACTAAAATTGTCCGTTTCCGCAGATAAGACAAGTTTGCTCATATAACTTCCATTCGTTGGAGTTACCGAACCATCGATGCCTGAAGATGTAAGAGTCCCTTGATAAACAGAAAGGCCAGTAGTTGCATTAGCCTCTGTCGCTGATTGGCTTATTGCGTTTGCTGTTGTATATAACTCACTCCCAAGAATCCCCGTTCCCCTTGCCCACATCTCATAGGTGTACTTCTCTCCTGCTACTAATGGAACGAATGTACTTGCGGGTAGTGAGGTAAAATTAGTTGTTGCATCACCTGCGGCAGTTGAGGTCAAGGCTAAACTTGCAACTCCTGTACGAAAGTAAGTAGTGTTTCTTGCTACTGAATGATTACCATTATCAGTCCAGTCGCCTTTGGTTACTTCAAATAGATTATTATTTGTATTGAGGATACGCAGAAACGAATTAAGATCTAAACTTCCCTCTCCGTACTGACAGACTATATTTGAGATTCTGTCGTTAGCGTCTAAATCCAGTGCGAAATAATTTGAATATATATTATTATTATCAGTGACAGGATTAGTGCCAGTGCCACCAGAAATGCTTACTAAAGTTTCGGTAGTAAATGCACCGCCCGTTATATAAAAATAAAATTGCCCATTTGTGTTCCGAGTTACTTTAGCGTGATACCAAGTATTATTAGCAAAATATCCTGTAGCTGACCTCGCTAAAACAGAAACACCAACACGTCCTAATCTTAGTGCTTCATCCGCTTGTGGAAAATATGAATATCCAGTTCCCACCACACTTGCAACAGTTGACATAAAATCAATTTCCATTGCATTCGCATCTGCCCCCTTATACCAGTCAAACTCCCATTGCCCGTATGCTTGGTTACAGGGAACACTGATGACTCCGGCAGTTCCGCACTTTAGACTATACTGATTAGTGCTTAATGGATTTGCTACTGCGTTATCAACAGTATAAGCTCCACTGGCTACGGTCCACCCCGTATAATCCCCATCAGAGAAGTTGTCCTGTAATGCGTAATCACCCGTTAGCCTTAATGCAGGGGTTACTGAAGCGTACTGAGTAGTTCCGTTAAGTAGCACGGAAGAGCCACGAACCGTTTCATCGTTAAAAACTTTTTCATATTTAGTATTCTCAAACTGCCCGAAAGTTTGAATACTAAACAGTATGAGTAATAAAAATATTCTTTTCATTAGAAGTTTACTCCCTCAAATGCGATTTTAACCGTAAGTAACCCATTAACTCCATTGGTCGCCTTGCGAATGACTAAAACATATTCGGGTCTTGGAACTGTTATTAAGAACCGTCTGATTGTATTTGCCGCAACTATAATGGTCTGATTATCAGCTTCGGGATAAGTGCTATAAACATCCCTCAATCCGTTAGCGTAAATACTCCATACGTTCCTTGTTGCCACTGATTTAGTCTTTATGCTTAAAGTATCAGCCTTATCAGTTCGTCCTGTGATAACAACATAGCAAGCCACATATTTTGAATTAGGATTCCAGATTGCCGAATCAACGTGCGCCCCGCCCGTGCGGGCAAGACTATCTAATGCTGTAACCTTTGGCAGATATGGTGTGGTCAATAATTCACCGCTTGAGCCACCGGAGACAGTAACCGCTCCTGTAACGCTGCCCGCTACGTCAACTTTCCCCGCAGAAGTTCTCGGAAGGACATCTCCTGCGTTTAGCATTGTGGTAAGCAGAAAGACCGTCTGTGAGTCGTCCCCTGTTGTGTAAACTACTTTATAGTAAGGAGCATCCACGCCGACTGTCTTGGTAAACAGAGTGTCGTTTGCGGTGTAGCTAAACGAATAGGTCTTAACCGCATTTGCCGTTGTGATTGTAGAAGTTTTGCCAAACAGAATTTTTAGTCCGTTTGTGGCTGAACTCTTATCAGACCTTACGGTTACGCTTAGTGAGTTATAGCCCCTTAAAAGCTCAACCGTCCCTGTGTAGACAGCATTAGAGTCCAAAGTAGTAGACGTAGAGTTCTTGGAACTCATTGTGTTCTGATTGATGTTCTGCGCTTTTATCTGGACTATGAATAAAAGTAAGATTGTGAATAAATATAATAGACGTTTCATTTGTTGCTCCTTAGTGGTAAATAATTATTTTTGTCGTTCAATTTCATTTAATAATTTTTGAAGCGCATCTTTGCTCATGTTCTGTAAATATTTCGCCTTTTCTTCTTTGTCCATTTTCTCGAATAAATACGCCTTGTCTGATACTGGAAGTCTTTGGAACATATAGGAGTCCCAAGCTGTTTTCTTCGCAAATAGATTCTTTAATCCCTTGATGGTGATCTGTTCGTCCTGTAATAATTCAACGGCTTTATCTTTAGCCTCATTATTTCTCCCAAGTTTTATTAAATCCTTTATGTCTTTTTTCTTCTGGTAAATTTCTTTTTGTGATAATGGTTTTAATGGTTTCCCTGTTCTTTTCTCATATAAATCTTTAATCTCATTTTGTATTGGAGAATTACTAATATATTTAGGTGCTGGCGTTATTCCATAAAGACTTTGTAGAGCCTCGCCCTTAGTGTCTCCCGACCTCAACCTCTGTTGATAATTTCTAACACTAAATGGGATAAATTGTTCCCCTGTATATGTGGCGATTTGACCCAACTGTTTAACCAATGGGTCTTCGGGGTTTCTAATTTCAAACCCATAATAATCTTCGTTTTGCATCATATTTATTAGACTATTTATCATCGGGTGTGTTTTATGCAGGGCGGTTTTTACTAAATCTTGTTTTACTGCATAAACATCTTTCATATATGTCGGAAGTGCGACTCTTTCATCAGTCCCGTCTTCCATTTTTTTGCCCGTTTTAGGATAAAAATAATCCTTTAATTCTTGGGGCGCTTCTCCATTATATAAATAATGGATCATCCCGCCAATAGTTCCCGCGACTATGGGTAGTGAGACAGTATATGCCATTCTTGGGGTCATCCTTGTTTCTTTTCCTGTTGCAAGATTTTTCCCTTGTTTCAAGAAATCAATCGCCCCACCGCCAAGCTCCCGAATGTCTCCTATATTCCAACCAAGTGATCTTACTGATGCCATCCCTAAATCTTTCACTGTTTTGTTCCAAAACAGATTATCGTAAACTAATTGTCCCATTCTATTATCAACACTGTCCCACGCTTCTTGCAATCTTTGTTTCAACAAATCATCAGTCCATCCTTTTCTTATAGCTTCTTCGTTTATGTTTTTTGCTAAATCAGAAAACACTCCAAGTTTTTGTCGTGGGACTAAATATTCCATTAAAGGTTTTGCTAACGATTCTACAAGAGCAAATGGAGATCGGACAAGCGCCCCCGGCACATTGCCTCCCCGCCAAGCCTTCCAGAAACTTTCTACCGAACTATTCTTATAAAAAGAATCCATTTTAACCCGCCCGCCAGCTTTTAACAAATCATCAACCAATAAAGTTAGTTCTGGATTTCTGCCATAATAAGACTCTAATAATTTATTTCCTTTTATTAAATTTGTTATTGGTGATGCGGGGGCAGATAAAACATTTTTTAATGCTTTTATCGGTTTGCCCTCTGAAAATTGTTGCACGCCTAATGCGACTCTTGAAGTTGCCGCGTCAATAGACGTAAATGCAAAGTGGAACGCACTAAGTCCTAATTGGACTTGATTCATTAGATTGCCACTTTGTCTCAATAACTCATAGCCCACTTTCCCCTTTAATCCGGGGCTTAAAAAATTATTTAATATTGTTCCGGCTTGTTCTGGCATCCAATATTCGCCTCTCTGGATGAACCCCTTTTCGCTCTCGGAGAACTGCATTACTCTGGCTATTTTATCATTAACTTTTATATATCCCTTTGGTGCTTTGTCCCCACTTTTAACAAATTGGACTAATTCATTCTCCTTAAATTTGCCCCATATATCTTTTGCCATAACGTATCTATTCATATCATTGACTCTTGCCAATACATTATCAACTGGATTTGTGCTTTTTAGTTTTAAGCCTAAATCAAGACCCTCTTTTATTGTGGGAATTTTTCTCTCTTTTAGAAATCCCTTAGACCCCTCTAACGGTCTTTTAGAATACGCTTTCGCAAACACATCTGCCGCCGATTCAGGATCGTCCCACAAGTGGGGAAAATAATTTTCAATGTATGCTTCGCTTCCGTTTCGTCTGACGACTTCGTTCCAAGTATTATCTAACAAACTGCGCATACTTAAAGCAAATGTTTTCTCTTCGGGAGTTCCTACTAATCTGCCCTTCTCGATTCCGTCCATATAATTGATGTTTTGTTCGTCTGTCTTTTCGCCGAAGACTTCTTGAGCTTTTTTGAATGACTGAAAGGCAACTTCTCTTTTTTGTGCGAACCGAGCATTTTCTTCCCGTATAATAGATGCCGTCTTCTGTGCGTTTTCACCCCTTGTTGTCGGTGCAAAAACTTTTTTTATTGCATCCGCCCCCTCGATTACTCCCTTAACTGCTTTCTGGAATGTGGGGATGACATCTTGTTCTACAAATTGAGATAATCCCGGAACAATATTAGAGTTTAATGGCTCGCCTCTAAACGTTTGTTCTCTCGCCGTTGACTCCCCGTTGCGAAGTTCATTTACTCTTTTATCATAATCTTCAAAACTGATATTGCCTTTGTTGTAGTCTTCGTTTAATTTCTTTTCTTCGGCTACTCTAAAGTTCTCAACGTCTTTCATCGAAACACTTTTTACTTCTTGCCCGACTTCTTGGCGTGGTGTAGCGCTATTGCTATCGCCTGTTTTCTCTGGTAACCCGCCTTGATTAGTTCCTTGATATTCTGGCTTACTACTTTCTGGGACGTTCCTTTGATTAATGGCATTTTCTGTCTTCCCTGCTTTTACCAAATCCTTTTGTGTTGCCCCCCCAATTCTTATTGTGGGTTTTGTTATGTCTTCATTGAGAACTTTTATGGGGGCAACTTTCTCTGGCAGACTCTTTGCAATAGCATTAAAACTTAATAAAGTCGCACCAAGTCTATTAACTTCATTTATACTCTGCGTAAGTTCGTTCTGCCCTTGTTCCGTAAGCAATGGTTCAAATATCTGAAATTCAGGTCGCCCCGTAGAGAGCAATCCCTGAACTGCTTGAGTAATAATTTTATGTTGTGTTTCTGGATTAACTACCTTATCAAATAATTTAGTCCCTTGTGTTACAGCCTCTGATGGTAAATTTAATACTGCATCAAAATTCAGCCCAGCCTGTTCGCCAAAGACACTTTTAACTCCTGTTGAAATCCCAGAAAAAAGCTGTGGTATTCCTGTTGCCGCAAAGATTCCCTGCACAATTCCCTGCCCCATATCCAATACGCCCGATATTGGGTTAGTCTGCAATTTATCTACGCCTGCGTCCCAGAGTTTACCCGGTGTTTCGTAAATATTTTTTAATTCCTCTAACCCAGAATATAAAACATCGGGAACCACAATTTTCCTTTGAGGTGCAACTTGACTTTCTACCTGAGCTTTATTTCTCGCAAGTATTTTTGGGTCTATCTGGTCTTGATTCTCACTTGGAGTATAAGGTATAGAATCAAACCAACTTCTTGCGTCAGGGGAAGACTTTTTTTTCTTCTTACCGCCTATCATTTGCCCAACAATTTATTTATAATTAATTGTGCGTCATTTGAATTTGTCTTTGCTTCTTGTCTGCTTAATATGAATCCCGAATATTCCTGCAAATTGTTCAAGTCAGTATCCGATAATTCCAATCCAAATTCTTTGTTGTGTTTCTTTATCTCTTGATTTAATTCATCTATAGTTAGCGCCCTGCCATATTTTTTCTCAATCTCCGAAACGTATTTTTCAAGTTTTGGGCCAAGCAAGTCGCTTCTTAGTTTCTTGTCGCCAACGTCATTATTTAGATATAATTTTGTCTTTTTCCCCTCTTTCACAAAAACATTCCCTCTCGCATCAATTCTTGTTGCTTCGGTTGGTTCTGTCGGCGCAGAGTCCACAACCGGTTCATATACGAACTCTTTTGACGGATCGGTAGAAAATTTATCTCTTAATTTTTTTACACGCTTTCCGTCAACGACTGTCTCTGCTATAAATTCATATCGGTCTTTGCCGAAAGAATCTCCTTTTTGTGTGGATGTATTCTCTGTGAAGGTTGGAGTTTCCCCTGGTTTGCTGGTATAAAATCCCTTTTCAGAAAAATGATATGTTGGTTCTTTAGATTTTTCTGTCGCTAAATCTGCCCGTTGTTTTGCAATATCGGCGTTAAATCCTTGTATCTCTAATTGTTTCTGTTGCAAGGATTGTGAGAAGCTATTCTGCCGTTCTTCCATCGCCATCTTTTCGTTGAATTGTCTCTGCTTTTCGTTGAGTTTTTTCTTTGCCATAAATCCCTGTAAGAATCCCTCGCCTAAACCCGTAAGCCCCGCAAGAACGGGATTAAATTTGTTCCCTAAGTCTGCCATATTATCCTCCATAGCTCCAATTACCGCTTGAATCTTTACGCCAGTTGCCTGTTCCGTAACCGCTTGATTGAGAATTTTTGTTCATATTAGCGTTCGCCGTAGCAATCGCACCCGAAGCAATAAGAGAAGTTCCTCCCGTAAATGGTGCGGCCACTATCCCCGCAATCTGCCCCAACGTAGAAGCGAAACCACCCCAATCAAACTTCTTGGAATCTTGATATTGCTGTTGCTGTAATTGATAACCCTGTTGGTATTGAGCGTTCTGCAATCCCATTCCTAAAAGACTGTTTGAAGCGCCTAAGTTTGCCTGAAACAAATCTTTGGTAGATTGCCCCGCATAGTCGGTGATTCTGCCCTCTGTCGCCCGTCTCTGCTCGTTAGCTATGGTAGAACTACCCGACATACTCAAGCCCATTGCCCTGTTTAATCCTAAAAGAGAGTTAAGAGAAGACTGCGAAGACAGAACTCCTTTCAGTTTGGAATAATAATCGGTGTAGTATTTAGAGTTCGGGTTTGACAATAAAGCCTGCTGGTCGTTTACGGCTTGTCCTGCTTTCTGTGCGTTAATCTCCGCACCCTTTATGGTGTTGCTCATAATCGGATACCACCCCTTTCCAGAACCCTCTCCTGTGTAATACTTATCTCCGTCTCGTATGTTCTGCGTCCAGTCTGCGATAGCCCCATTAGCGTAATAAGTCGGCTTTCCATAGGCTTGACTTGTTTGAGTTGAATATGTGCCTACTTGATTATTATAATCAGTTGCCATCTTATACCTCGTTATTCTTTATTTTTTTTAGCGTCAATTACTTAGTTAGAAACTTTTGTGATGTTTACGTTTACATAGGTTACATTAACGACATTTGAAGCGCCACCGAAACAACCAAGGTCAATAGTATTCGTAGCCGATAGAGCAACAAGAGCCGTTCCTGAAACATTGTAAGTTACTAAAGCAGTCGCCGTAACTTTCTGCCTCATTTTATTCAAAGGGCTTCCCGCAACATTTACCGTCCAATAATAATCTCCGTCATCTTCTGCGTTAAAACTTACAGAGTATTCAACCCGATACGTCCCGTCCTTTCCTGTGTCGATAGTAAGGTTATCGTTTGCCATTGATCCGATAACTCCCGAATAAGCCCCTACGGTTGCGTTTGTCCATTTGACATAATTAGTATTATCCGTTGTAATTGTTGACGCCCCGGTATTATCATAAAGCTCTCCGTAGGCGTAGGCAACTTTCGTGTTCATTTGGGTTTGGATTGCTGATGTTACTCCTTTTACATAAGACAATTCCGTAAGGCTTGGGTAAGTTCCAGTCGATAAAGTTCCAAGAGTATTTGTACCACTCCAATATGCGATTTGATTTGCCGTCCCCGTCCCTAAAGCAAAAGTCCCATTTGCATCCGGGAGATAAATAACTCTACTTGAAGACAGGGTAACATCACCCGAAATAGCGACATATTTATTTCCCGCAACTCCGTCATAAAAATATGCTGTCCCGATATAAGAACCGGGATAACCTATCTGCAAACCCTCTCTAAAATAATTGGCAGAGCCAGTGAATACATTTATTGTGTCTCGCCTCGCCACCGTAGTCGGCAATCTATAATTTGAAATCGTCCCGCTTAATTTACCCGCATCTATTGAAGCCAACCAAGTAGGATTTGAATAAGAACCTCCATCAATTAATAAAGTCCCGCTTGTATTCGGGAGAGTGGCATATCTCGAAGCGGTTAAATCGGCAGAGGAGATATGTTGAGTATAAGATGAATTTGCCCCATAGTAATAAGTTGCCCCGCTAATCGAGTTAGCAGTTCCTACATAAGAGTTGTTTGAATTATAAGTATTACTAAAATAACTATTAGCACTTCCGTCCCTCGATACGATAGTAGAAGCAGTTGCAACACTCGTATATGCTAATCCATTTTTTAATGTCTTTGAATTCGTTCCATCCCAAAGAGGAATATAACCATCGGTATTTGTTGCTGGAGAGATCGTTCCTCCTAATCCTGCTAAAGTATAGGTTGGAATGTTCAAAGTATTACTTGAAAATGTGGCCGATCCGCTTGAGCCTGTTGTTGTAAAAGTTGCTATCCTATTTGTATAGGCCGTATTCCAATTCGTAGAATCAGCAACAAGTTTGCTCGATCTTGCATACGCTAAATTGTATTGTCCAAGTTTGGCTAATGTAAAAGCAACTGTATTTGAATCTAAAATAGCTTTATTAGAATGCGTGTGAGTATTTGTGTAAGCCGTACCCCAATTCGTTTGCTCTGTCGTTGTAGGGATAACGTAACCCGCACTCAGGCTTAATGTTGCAGCACCTCCGATAACCTGTCGGGTATTGTCAAATTGCAGCCCCGTGATTGACTCGGTTAAATTGCCTGTGGTTAAAGCCGCTTGCTTACCGTTAAAGGTGTCCCAATCGGTTGTACTCAAGAATCCGGGTTGACTCGTTGAGGCTTTTTGTCCGTTAGTATAATCAAGCGAGATGTTTCCACTCGCAGAGTTAAAATCGTTTGTTGTAAAACTTGCAGCCCCTTTTGTCGTAGCATCCGCTACCGCATCGGCGATACTGAAAGCACCCGAACCATTATTATATGATAAAGGAGAACTTGCACTCAAGGAAGTAAGCGTTATTTTTGAAAGTATATCATATTGAGTTGCATATCCGGTGATTGCGAGTGAATCGGCCTTACCCACAAAGGAAAGCGAATCTTTCCCCGAAGATTTCAGGCGAGTGCCGTCAAAGAAAATATATTTTCCAGTCGTGAATGTAGTTGCGTTAGTTCCACCCCCCGCAATAGAGGTTAAGGCTAAAGTGCCTGAAACTATTGGAGCCGTCAAGGTTATGTTCCCGGTTACAGCCCCAGAAGCGAACTCGGTATAATATCCGAATGAGCTATTAAAAATCCTCACCGATCCGTTGACCGAACTATTCCCGAAATTTACTATCCCGTAATCAAACCAATTCACGTTCCCCGCAAATCTATTAGCCCCATAAAAATAAGTATCCTTCCGAAATGAAACCGAATCACGGAAACTATTTTTATTCGTGAATGAATTGCTCTTTGCGAGATATGGTATTTTAGTCGTGTCAATAACGGGCATCCATTTGAACGCTGCTAAAGTGGAGTCGTAAACCAAAGACTTAATCCCCGTCCCACTCGGAGCGTCAATAAATAAAGTCGAGTCAGCACTGAACTGATAAGGTATCTTCTTTGCCCCACCGCCCATTAAATTAACCGCATACCTCGCCGTGTCTTGAGCGATTGTACCGAAATTCGCCCAAGTATATTCGTTGGCAACCGAATCCCAAGCAAAGATATAATGATGATGCGGTTCTACAAGGCTTACGTTCTTGTCGTTTAGTTTCGCAAACTTCCCGTCTTTTAGCGAAAATTTATTATCCTGAAATTGTAACGTGCTATCCGTCCCAAGAACTATGGATGTTGTGTCGGGCTTTAACCCGATTTTTAATCTTGACTTAGTTAGCCAATAGGTACTCGGCGTAACTACCTGTGCGGAAAGATTAACGCAATATAATAAAATAAACAATAAAATCAAATTTTTCATACAGCTTCCTTAACTGCTTCTAATAATACTACGCCAGCTCCGGTTGAACCCGTGCCTGCAAGGACTATGTTTATGTCTGTGTTTGAAGCGTATTCCTTAAAAAACGGATAGTCAAAAGTATTCGCCTGCGTAATGTCGATAACATTATTTGCCAGCAAAGTGCTTCCGTCTGTAAAAGAAATCGTATTATCCGCACCGAATCCCGTTGTAATCGTGCCGAAGATATTCTTTAGTGTGTAACCCGAAGGTATCGTCCCTAACACAATCGTATCTGGAACGTCCGCAGACGTTATCGCATATTTGGCAACGTACAATAACGTGCTTTGATTAACCACTTGGAAGTCGGGGCGCTGTTTGCCTTTCGGTTGTAAAATATTAATACAGGTCGTGTACCACCCGTATTTCCCCTTAACCTCAAGATAGGTGCGCCTGTCGTCTCCCTCCATTACTCTTATGTCTCCACCTTTACCCGCCGAACCAAATCCCTCCGGTAATTGCGGTTGATTAACTGAATTTGAAAGAGCGTTCATATCCCTTGCAATTTCAGCTAAGACTTTATCAATCTTTGCGTCTCCGGTTCTGTATGTTTTTACGCTTTTCATAATTCCGCTAATCTTCTAAAAAGTATCTCAACCGAATAAACAATATTATTATAAGCCGTAGCTTCGGTTATCTTAAACTGAAATAATTTCCCCTGAACTATTGCCGTGAAAGAAGCCAACGAACCAGCCCTGTCTTTATCATAAGTCAACGCAGGGGCAGCAGTCAAGGCCGTCTTTTCGGAATTTAGTTCATAAAACTTTTTTAATCTAAACGGTTGCCCGAAATCAAATATCTTTGAGGTCCAGTAAAAGGCTCTCTTTGTAGCGCCCCCACCCAAAGGCTCAACTAAATTCGTTCCGTCTGAAACATAGACCTCTCCATTCTTACCGCTAAACGCACCAAAACCTGTTGTCGAAACCCCGCATACGGTAAACCCCGCAGTCGCACCCCATTTGTCCCATCTTCTTCTCCCAACGTGGAAAGCCCATACTTTGCTTTTACCGTTTGATGCCGCATAGTCGGGGGTTATAAATAAAACATAATTTTTTAATGCGTGGAAAACTACTATCGGAGTTAGGAATTGACTGCCCGAAGTGTAGTTCTTTGAAAAACCACTCCAGTCATAAGTAGAAGTAACTGCGGTTCTAACCGCATCCCCTATCGGGATTATCTTCTCACCATCGTGCCAATAAGAATTTTTATAATCGTTCCAGAACATCCCGTAGTCAGTTATCACAATGCTTCTCTGCGAAAGACACCCTATTCCCTCTGTTATATCTTCGATATACATTCCATCAGGATTTATCCTATAAATATGGTTCTCGTCAAAAGCCCATATCTTCCCGTTGAAAGCCTTTAATGCTGTGGGAACGGTGGGGAGTCTTAAAAGATCATTCGTCCAGTCGAACATATCATATCTATACTGCTTCGACCTGAACATAATCATTGAAGCATCGGGGAGTCCTGTTTTCTCACATCCCGCTACAAAGTGAAAAGCATTAAGGTCTGTATTTAGCGTATAGTAAACATCTGAACTTTTTAGTGTTTCAGGCATACCCGATTGTTCTTCGTAGCTTGAAAGAACATCTGTATTGTTGTCTGCGTAGGTGATTGTTTTGTCTCCGCCAGAATCAGCCCAAGACTGATTAGCCGAAGCCCTGTCAACGTAAGCCACGGCAGTCGTAGCGTCAAAAGCCTGTTGCAATCTCCACAAAGTCGTGGGCAATCCAGTAGAAGAATCGGCTTCTCTCCGATATAATTTTACACCCGTTACCCTTGAGTTTAACGAAGCTACTGTCTTTAGAGTAATCGTTACCGTAACATAATCATAGTCTTCCCCAGCTATTGCAATGGAATAACTCTGATAACCACTTCCCATAGGACTCTCTTGGAATCCATCGTAAATAAACGATACATTATAGTGGTAAATTTTTGTCGCATCAAACGGAGTCGTGCCGGCGTGTTTTGTAAAGCCAATCGTATAATCAGTTGTCTGGACTGGAATACTAATAACCGCACTTAAAGATTTCCACCCCAAAATGCTTCCCGCTCCAAATTGCTTGTAATCGCAATACCCCGTCCAATTAGGAGCTACCGGAGTCGGGTTAGACGTAGATGTTACATTAGCAACGTGAACTTCCTCGTTGTGGCTTACCATTGAAGTCGCTATACAGGCTACGGGAGTTATACCCTCTGCCTTAGTGCCGTAGAAATCTTTTACCACCTGTATATTAGCCGCTGTTACATTGACTAAGTTCCAAGTATTATCCTGTCGCTTAATCCACTCGAATAATCTGCTTGCCGTAGCGTAGGTGTTAGATGTTGTCGCCGAAGCGGGAATTGCCATTAGCTTTCCCTCTGCGGCATCGCCATCAATATTATCTGAATCGACTGCGGCGTTATCTGGAATATCCTCTGCATCAGCACGGCTGATAATCCCGCCAAAATCCGTTATAGCAAATCTTTCTTTTGACATTAGAATTGGTCTGCCTTAGTTTTAGAATCCAACAAACTCTTTTCAATGTTAGCTAATTTCTTAGCCTTGATTACATACTCTTTATACTTAGCTTCGTTGTATTGAACCGAGTTAAAATCTTTTACCTGTGCCGTTGAACCATCGGAGAAAGTCTTGGCTATCACAGGGAAGCGTGAATAGAGTCTTGCAAGTTCTCCGTGTATTAATCCATCGTGCAACTGATCTGGAATTGCCGGACTCGCAGATAATGTCCCTGAAACCAAAGTCGCCGGAACGTAACTATAATAAAATCTTATTGTCGAAATCCCGCTCGGAATCTCTGTTATTGTCTGTCCGTAATAATCATAAAACGTAATTGTTCCGTTTGGCTTTATGTCCATTTTCAGAGTATCTTCGCCCTCTAAAAATTTACTATTGGCGTCAAGAAAATCTACTCTTAATATTTTGTCCAAATCGGAGAACTCTGTCAACAACGTATAAGTAACCGTTGCCGCTACGATAGTCAGGTCGCCGGACTTTTTTAAGATTTCTGTTTCAATGCAGAAGTCTTTTTGAATTTCGTTCAAGTCTTCTACTATCTCAGCTATCTTGACTTGGGGAAACTCTCTTTGTATTCTTTCGCAGATTCTTTGTAGTATCATTTATGCCGTCCAAAAATATTCTACTGCTATCGACCCACTCGAAGAAGCAATCGTGTATGTTTGCGATATTGCCGCATCAGAGAATGGTATTATTATTGCTTGACCGGGGCCAAGATGCGTAATTACTGCCGCACCGATTACAATTTCAACAGAGGAGGAAGTTGCAGCACCAAGAGCCGTGCCGTTTAGAGTAAATCCCGTGTTCTTAAAATAAACAAACTTTGCGCTAGTTACTTCTATCGTAGACACGCTGTCAGCGTCAACATAAGTTGGAACTCCCGCAGTAAAACCTATAGTCGATCCCCAAGTAACCGTTGTGCTTCCGCTTCCGGCTACCGTACGCCCAACGTCTTTTGCTATTACATCGGTGCTATTCATTTCTGCGTTTGTCGCCGTGTAAATCGGCGTTGCGCTAACTGAAAATTCTACTCTGCTTGCCATTATATTCGCCCTCTTAAATAATCCTCAAATTCTTTCTTAGCACCCTGTAAAATAATATTGTAGTGATTTATCTGTGCCGTGTATTTCTGCTGGTCTAAATTATACTTGGTCGAAGCGTTCTGCACTTCGGATGAATAAGATTGTAACTGCCCAAGATATTTTTCCAATTTATCTTTATATAAAGCTATTGAAGCATTTAATGTCTGCGCTTCATTTTGAAGATTTAAGTCAGTAGTCTTGTTAGCGCTTAACATTAGGCGTTCTTGGTCTAACTCGGATTGTCTGATTGCTTTCTTAACCGTTGATTGATATTCAGCGTCCTCTTTCTGGAAATCATTTAATTCATTCTGAATATCTAACTGATATTGATTTAATTCGGTTTGTCTTAACGTAATCCACTTGTCGAGATTCGTTTTATACTGCTGGACTTCTTTATTTACGGATAATTGGAACAAC